GAAATTCTAAAGGTGCCGTTGTTTTCATAGGCAACCACATAGTACTATAAACCTCAAATTCTGAAGTTGTAGAATTATATCGCATCATTCCAGCTGAAGGAGAAGAAGGTCTTTGTGCTGTTGTGCCAGAAGGGACTTTCAGCGATCCTGTTCCGGACATGGTAATATCTCCAGAAGTATCAATCCTCATGCGTTCATTTGAATTACCGTTAGTATGAAATGCAAGATCATTGTTTGTTAGAGTGGCAATTCCTAGTGTAGATTGACTGTCATCCCAAACAAAACCTATATCTCTTGCTGTTCTTTGGGAACTAAATGCAGCTAGTGTTTTATCAGAAGAATTAGGAGCACCTACATCAACATGAAATTTATGGTCAGGATTATTCGTACCAATTCCAACATTACCATTAGTTATATTTACTTCATCATTAAAAGAACCACCACCACTTGCACTACCTAAAGTAAGTCTTGTGTTTGCATAATTGCCACCATCAAACTCTGAATAAATACGCCCTGCATTAAATGTTTGATTGTTTCCAGTACCTTCATTAGACCAAAACTCTAAACCTGTTTTATAAGTGCCTGCAGTGCTTGGTGTATTTTTTAGTTTTAATAATGTGCTATCAGCATTGCCCGTATTATTAATTTCTACAGTAGTTCCATCAAAGGTAAAATTAGATTCACCCTCTAAGGTATTTGCTGTACCACTACCAGTTATGATTCTGTTATTAGCGTTGTTGTTGATGGTTGTACCATTTACTGTGGCAAATGATATCGTACCATTTCCATCAGTTGTAATAAATTGTCCTGAGCTACCATCTGATAAATTTAATTGGGCAACACTGACTGTATTTGAACCTGGTTCATTAATTGTTGTTTGTGCAAATGACATCACCTCTATTTCAGCACTGTTTGCTGGAGCTGCGTCAAATGTTAATGTTGTACCATTGACAATATATGAATCTTTTTGTTGATATACACCGTCCATAAAGACCTGTGTATTATTTTCGTGTCCTGGTGCACCACTTAATGTAAATGCAGTTGTACTTCCATCACCTGTTAAACTTGTATATAATGTACTATTACCTGCAACACTTGAAAGAATATGTTGTACTACAATTCTTCTACCACTAACAGGTGCTGTTGTAAATGTAAGTGTTGTTCCACTTGCTACATAATCACCTTTGTTTTGATAGATGCCTTCTATGAATACAATTAAATTATCTTCACTTGCGACTGTACTTGAAAGCGTGAATGCTGTGGTTGAACCATTACCTGTGAAGTTATTTGTTTCCATTGCAGAAGCACCACCACTTCCTGCGATTGCTCCCCACTCTGTTGTATAACCTTCAAATTGTCCATCAGTACTATTATATCTGAAATAACCAGCTGCTGGAGAACTTGGTCTTTGTCCAGTTGTACCTACTGGCATGTGTATGCCATCAGTTGCTGAACCAAGATCTAATGAAACATCAGGAGAAGCATTTAAGATACCTACTCTATTATTTGTTCCATCAACTACTAATGTATTTGAATCTACATTGATACCTTTATTAAAATCAAATTCATCATTTGTTTCGTCCCAAAGTATTGAAGCACTTGCTCCGTCTACAATTAAACCTGATCCACCTGAGTTAGATTCTGTTTGTCCTTTACCAATTGTAATTGTTTTATCAGCAACATCTAAATCTGTTACATTATAAGAGTTAATATCTCCTGTAATTGTTAAATCACCCGTAACTGTTAAGTCGGCAAAAGTAACATTGTCTGTTGTTGCAACAGCTTGTCCAATTGATATTGCACCTGAAGAGTATGTGACTCCAGTTCCACCACTTAGGCGTGAATCAACTCTTGCGTTTGTAAAATATAAATTAGAAGAACCTTCAGTAACATTATCGGTATCTATTGAGGATAAACTTGATGTTGGCAAAGTAAAGCCACTATGTAACATAGCAGTTGTAATTACATTATCTGCAACGTGATCACTACTAATATAGTCATTAGGAATCTTACCAGTATTTAATTGGCCACTACTGTTTACTAATGTTGATAATCTTCTGTTAAGTGTAAAAGCCATTAGCTAACCTCATCCCATTGTTTATCTGTTTCGTTCCAATTGTACATCTTGCCATCATCAGGATGTGCAGTGGGTGCTTCCCACAGGCAAGTATCTTCGTCTAATGTCCATGATGGGTATGGTTGTGGTGGAATGAAAGCATCCCTAGTTGAATCATAAGAAAAACCTATGCCTGCATAATTTTTTCTTATTGAGCCATCTATTTTAGTTTCTAACCAAGAGCCTGCTGTATCATCATAAAAGTTATCAAAGAAACTTTTTTCTGCTGTTATTACAGTTACTACTTTTGCATCTACTATTTTTGCATAATATCCCATATGTTCCTCTTATGTTGCGTATCTAAAAATTACTACGCCTGATCCACCAGCACCGCCAGTGTAATTCTGTGCACCACCACCGCCACCGCCTGTGTTAGCTGTTCCAGCTACCGCATCATTATTATTACCATCTGAACCAGCACCACCACCACCAGCACCACCAGCACCTTTAGTCCCACCATATGCACCACCACCTCCGCCACCTGCGTAAGTTGTTCCGTCTAACCATTGTTTTCCTGCACCGCCTGCACTTCCATTTGCGTTAGTACCAGCAGTACCCTCTGCTGATTTTCCGCCACCACCTGCACCACCATAAGTTCCGCCGTTACCACCCAAATTGCCTTGTCCAGAAGTAGCATCACCCACATTATTGCTTTGACCACCAGATGCCATGTATCCAGATGCACCGCCACTTGATCCTCCTGCCAGACCCTTACCAAGATTGTTGTAACCCCCTCCGCCACCACCGCCAACTGCTGTAGTTAAAGATAATCCAGAAACTGATGAAACACCGCCATTCGTTCCGTCAGCTCCTAGCGCTCCACCTGCACCACCTGCGCCAACGACTACAGTATGGTTTCCGCTAATTGTTTGACCTGTGTATTCAAGCATTCCACCTGCGCCACCGCCACCTGAATAATATCTACCACCACCACCGCCACCACCTGCAACAATTAAAATATCTACACTAGACTTAGCAACTGGTGCGGTAATTGTGCCACTAGATGTGAAAGTGTGGTATGTATAACCGCCAGCCGTTGTTACTGTACCGCCTGTTACTGGAAAATTTCCTATATTTGTTGATCCTGACCCAAGATTAGTCCACTGATTATCATTATTTGTAGCCCCTGTACAGCACCAAAGATTGCCAGTGCTTTTATTTAGCCATAGAGTTCCTACGCCTGTTGAGGGGTTAGTATTAGCTGCAGGATTAGATGTTGCTACTGTTACATCTGTTAGACTGACAAAAGAACTTGCTGCATCTGCAAACGCTAAAGTTCCGCTTCCATTTGTCTTTAAGAATTGACCATCAGAACCATCAGAAACAGCAAGAGCAGGTATTCCAACCGCATTATCTGCTATAAGAGCAGAAGTTATAGCATCATCCGCAATCGCTGAAGTAGTTACGGCATCATCCGCTATAACTCTTGATGTGATTTTAGTATTTGCCATTAATAATTCCTGTTATATTATCTATTTATACATTATCTTGCAGTTGTTGGCACACCACCAGCAACAAATGGATTTTCTGCCCAAGCCATATAAATTATTGTTGCTCCAGATGCATTATGATCTGCATCTGTGTTTCTCATTTTAAAACCATTTGAATAAAAATCTATATAATTTCTTGTAGTGTTGTCTGCGTTTGTTAAATTTTGAAACATTCTATGTTTTACTACATTATTTGTATCTCGTTTATTATCAATATTTACCCAGTTACCGCTTGTATCTGTTCTTTTCATTATTACATAAGCAGGTTTAAAGCCTGTATAGACGAACGGACCATCGTCACTATTATTACCGACATACTTTCCAAATTTACTATACCCTTTTACCTCTGTCCAACAGAAAGCTAAATACTTATCTGCTCCTAATGGTCTAAAAACACTATTGTGGTCTTTGCAGTATACTTGAGTTGTATCTGGTTCTGCAGATAAAAAAGCAGTGCCAGTATCGCCAGCGCCATCAGTGTGTGGATATACAGTATGGGTATAACCTAGTGCTGAGTGATACATTACCCAATCATATGCATTACGAGATTTAATCATTACAACATCAGGCTTAACGCCTAATCCATGATAAAAGCTTCCATATGATGTAGCTCCTTGATATAGACACATTGAAAATCCTGCAGTAGAATTAACTTGATGCTTTGTAGACATTTGCATATTGTTTGTAGTTTGTGTGCCATTTGGAGTTGTGGTATAAGTTCCACCGTTTGCTTTCCACTGCCAAGCTACATAATTATTACTCGCAGCATTTATCCATAGATGTACATAAACATTTGTAGAAGAAGCTCCTCTAAAACCATTAGTATTAAAACTTTGTATTGTACTTTGTCCACTATCTACACCTTCAGCATCATCACCATATGCAGTATTGAGGTATAGATTATAATTGCTTCCTCTCATTGAATCATGAACAACAACACCGTAACTACCATTAGTTCTATTTTTTATCCAAACAAGGTCAGGTTTTAAGTCACTAGGTCCATCATTAACTATGTCTTGGTTTGGTCCTGTTCCCGTATAAGCAACAGCTTGAAAATGTGCGCTTGGGTCTAGTATATCTGAATATGCCATATTATCCGAACTCCTCTAAATTCTTTGTACATAATGCGTAGTACCCGCTTGGTGGTGTGTATTCAAAAGCTCCGTAGCCGTTTTCGTCTGATGCTGCACTGCTAGGTGTATGTGCTGTATAACCCCCAAAATTAAATGTTGTTTTCATTCCTTGGAAAACGGAAACAGAAGGTACAATAAAATCCGTCCAAGGGTTAGTTTGTGTAGTACTTAAAGTTGCAGCCGCTGTTCCCCCCGTTGTTGTTGGATCAGAGCTATTTCCCCAAGTACCATTTTTACCAAAATAAAAGTAACCATTGTCAGCATCTAAAGCAAACATAATTACATCATTAGAACTATTAGCTAAATGACCAGTTCCATTTTGCCAAGTTCCATTATAAACTTGTCCATTATAACTATACAATCCCATTGAAGTCCAAGCAGCAACATTACCTAAGTAATATCCACCTGCTCTATGAGGAATATAAGGGTCGTCGACTGCAGCTACACCCCAAAATACATTATCACTATCAGAAGACATATGCTCAGCTTCCCAGTACCACTTACCAGACTTAGCACCCATAGTAGCATTCATTGAGCACCAACCCGAACCACCGTCAGTTGTAACTTTACTACCACCTTCTTGATTTCTAATATTCCCATTAGTTCTGGAATTGTTATTTAGAGTACAAAAATTATTAGTAGGTGTGTCTGTAGCTTGGTCGGCTGCTGAAAGATTATATTTGTCAAAATTGCCTTGACTTGTACCAGTTTTTACCGCTCCTACATTAGATGAATCATCAAAGTTCATATGAAAACCAGCAGTTCCTAGTGAAAGACTACTTACATCTTTAGGTTTCCATATATTGCTATCATTATCAAACTCACCAAAAGATGTTGGGGTTAATGCAGAACCATCTACTAGTACACATTCTGCAATATAACCATTAAAACCATATCCTGTGTTTGCTACTTTACCACCTATAGAGAATTTGCCACCACTATCGCCAACTCTTGTAGATACATTTTGGTTTAAAGTAGCATTAAAAGTAATTGTTTGCTGTACTCCATTTACATAGATTTTTGTTCTATCTGCTGCTGTACCATCTGTTGAATCAACTGCAAAAACAATATGATACCATGCTGAGGTATCACGAAAACTTTGATTAACTTGACCAATCCATTTTAAAGTATTACCTTCGTCCACATATATGAATATACGATCATCTGGATAACTTGCATCATCTCTAAAATATATACCTGTTTTACCGTCTGAACCTGCAGAAAAGATATACTGAGCAACAGCTCCATTGTTTACTTCTGTTCTTTTGAGCCAACAGCTCCAAGTCCATGTTGTCTGAGTACCTGCAGGTCTACCTTCAGCCATAAGATATTCAGTATTATCAGTTTCAAACTTCAAAGAATAGTCTACATCATAACTACCTGATGCAGCTGAATTGGTTCCTGCTAATGCCAATAAACTCATGTTATTAGCTCAGTACTAAGTTAAGATTTCTACCTATTTCTAACCATTTTGTACCATTGTATCTAAATGTAAATAAGTCACCATAACTTGCTGTGGTTGTTAATGTTGGTGCTGTATCTGCAGTGAATTCATATGCTGCATTCCAAGTCAATGTTCTTGATCCTGTTCCGTCTTGAATTACAAGTAAAGATATGTATTGTCCTGAACCTACTGCATTACTTGGAGCAGATAATGTTCTGTTACCACCAAGTGTTAATTTTGCTATAGGAATAGTTGCTACATCCCAGGTTACTGTCGCTTGATCAGTTAGTGTTCCTTCACTTCCTAATTTGACTTGGCATCCTGTAAGATCTAAAATATCTCCACTTGCTAATTCTTCGATTGCAGGTGTTCCACTTGTATCTACGATTAATGGGAATTGTGCTGCCATGTTATTATACTCCTACGTTTATATTTCCTGATCTGCCTGTTATAACGAGATTGTTTGTAGTAATTGCTACATTTGTAGTACCACCTCTTAAACCTACTGCTACAACTTCGCTGACAGAAGCGAATGATAATGTTCCACTACCATTTGTTTGTAAAAATTGACCACTTGTACCATCTGATACATTGATCTGTGTAATACCAATTGAGTTAGCTGATATGCTTGTATCGACAGTAGCAAATGATAAATTACCACTTCCGTCTGTCTTTAAAAACTGTCCAGTTGATCCATCAGAACTTGGGTATATTAACCCATTGATACCAGAAGCGGTATCGATAAAACTCGCCGGTATCTTAGTTAATGCCATATTAACTTACCTCTGGTAATTCACCTAATGGTCTTACTGGTGGTGTCGCGTCGTTATATACATAAAGTGCTATTAAAGCATCCATATCAGATGCATCATTAATCGCTGTACACATAGTGTTTGCTTTTGTTCTGACTGCTGCTCTTGATGTTGTAATAGAGCCTGGTACTGCTGTGCCACCCTCTGCTGCTCTTACGACCATCCAATCGGTTGGTTGTAATGAACCAGCTGCTTGTGAATTAATAACTTGTTTATGGTTATATTTTAATCCTCTTGTTGCAACTGTGCCTTCAACATTATTAGCATCTGCTGCTTCATCATCAGCTGTAAATAAAGTATCATCTAAATTTTTAGCTGTTGCTGTACCATAAGATGCTGTGACTGTTCCACTTGCAAATGCAAATGATTGATTGGTATTAATGTAATACTCTTGATTTTTTAAGTTTGTGTTATCAATAACAACTTCATAGATGCCAATGGCTTCTAACTCTGAACTTGACCAAAGACTAAAGATATTAGCAGGATATTGATTATCCCCTAATGTCAAAGCTTTAGGTCGTGTAAAGACCTTTGTTACTGTGTTATCTTCTACTAATGCCCACATATTTTTTCTCCTGTTATTCTATTTATACATTATCGTGCGGTGGTTGGCACTCCTGTTGATGTTACTAATGGATTTTCTGCAAAGGCCATGTAGATGTAAGTATCGCCTGCATCATTTATTTCATCAGAGCCACCATCTTTTACTTTAAAGCCGTTTGATAACATATTTATACGAACCTCTGAACTGTTGGCACTACCTTGACCTCTTTTACCTTCTGCATAATCTCTGTTTGCATACAAACTTTGTGGTCCACCTGTTGGGTTGTAACCTAATCTCTTGTTGTCAAACATAGCCCAACTTGAATAGGTTGTACCAGCATCAACTCTTTTTATCATTACAAAAGCAGGCTTAAATCCTAAATATATGAATGGGCCATCTGCATTTGAATTTCCGATATACGAACCAAAATGGCTGTAGCCTTGTTTTTCTGCCCAACACCAAGCAACAAATGGATAGTTACCATTTACAGACCAATCAGTGCTAACAGAAAATACACTCGAGGTTGCAGCTGAGTTCATTAAAGTTGTGCCAGTTGTATTATAAGCACTTGTGCTATTTACTATTATCATTCCTGTACCATTATTTATGGCATGATGATTCAATCTCCAACTTTCAGCTCTTGTTCTATTTCTAATAAGGATAACACCTGGTTTTGCTCCTAGGCCATGTCCAACAGTTTGGTTATTAGAAGTATTACCTGTGTAAGTAACAATACTAAAACCTGCATCTGTATTAGCTTGTACTGTTGAGGTTATATCGCCATCCGTATTACTAGCTGTCGTACCCCCATTGGCTTTCCATTGCCATCCGACAAAAGTTGCTGCATTGAGATTGGCTGTTCCATTACTGCCCAAAGTAAAACCATCTGTGTTAAATGCAGTTACTCCACTTACAGTTTCTTCTGCCGCGTCTAAGTTTGAATATATTTGTTTGGTTGCACCCCTGCTTGAATCAACTAAAGCATGGTGTGAAGTATCACTTCTTTTTTTAGTCCAAACCAAATCAGGTTTTAAATCACTATTGCCATCATTTGTAACAGCTAAAGTTCCACTATTTCCAGTATATAAAGCAGTCTGAAAATGCGCTGATGGGTCGTCTATATTTGTATATGCTGCCATATTATCCTCCGAACTCCGCTAAATTTTTAGTGCATAAAGCGTAGTAGCCTGTAGGCGGCGCGTATTCAAAAGCTCCGTAGCCGTTTTCATCGCTTTCTGCACTGGATGGTGTGTTCGATGTAAAGCCACCCATATTTGTCTCGTATTGTATACTTCCAGTAAAAGCTCCAAATGCCCAAAAATATGGTGGAGCTTGTACTTCATGCATTGTTGATGGAGTACTTGGGTCGGTTCGTACTCCGTTAGTACCTAGCATAAATGTACCGTTTTTAGAAAAAGCTATTTTATCGTTATCTTTATCTAATGCTACTCCTATAATATCACCAGTTGCCCTATTTTCAGTATACTGGGTATTTGCTCCTGTCCAATAATATAGAAAAGCACCTGCTCCATATCCAATTGAGCCGCCACCATCTTGTCCTAAATAATATCCATTATGATTTTCGGACGCAAACTGAGTTATAGGCGTACCACCAAAGTAAACAGAATCGCTGGAACTTCTTACTTTATATTCCATGTACCATTTTCCACTTGACATAGCCATAGTGCTTACACAATACACATGAACATCACCAGAATTTCTTACTGGGGTTGTAGCACCTTCTATAAAAGTAAAGTCGGCACTCACGGTAGGATTATAATTATTTAATTGCCATGTAGCAAAATTATTAGTAGGTGTGTCCACAGCTTGGTCGGCTGCTGTGATGTTGTTTTCGGTAAAGTCTGTGCCACCACTTGCATCGTTGCCTAAGTTAGCTGAATCTTTAAAGTCTAAATAAAATCCATTAGTACCAAAAGTTAAACCACTAACATCTATAGGCTTCCAAATACCTGAGTCTGCATCAAACTCGCCGAAACTTGTTGGGTCTAATTGCTGTCCGTCTATTAAAATTACTTCTGACATATAACCTGCAAAATAAGAAACATTATCTGTATGGTTAAAACCTACAGTATGTTCATCATCTTTGCAAAAAGCATATTGAAAATTTTGACTTGGGTCTGCTGAAGTTCCAAAGGAAGTTTCTTGTACTCCGTTTATATAAAGCTTTAATCTATTACCTGCTGTAGAATCAGTGGTATCTACAGCCATCACTATATGATACCAAGCCGAAGCATCTCTAAAAACCCTGTTTGTTATTCTTTCATAAGAAGAACCACCACCAAATCTAAATTTATCTGAAGAATCAAATTTGATTAAGGTACGATCTGATTGGTTATAATCTCCGTCTCCTGCTTCCATTAAATAACAATCCATACCGAATTCGGTTCTTTTAATCCACATACTTATCGTGAATGTTCTTCTGTTGCCTGAGGAGGTAGGAGTTTTTCCTAGATATTCACTATTATCCGGTTCAAACTTACAAGAGTTATCAATATCATACCCAGTAGATATGCTTCCGCGATTATGTAGTCGATCAGTAAATGCCATATTATGTTTGTGCTAAATTCTGCACTCTTCCTATTTCTTGCCAGATACTTCCATTATATCTGAATGATAAGATATCTGTTTTGTTTGCAGTTGCTGTCATTGTTGGAGCTGTTGAAGCTGCAAATTCGTATATTGTATTCCATGCAACTGTATATGGTGTTCCACCTTGAGCAATCTCTACAGAAATAATAGCTCCTTCCACTGCATTACTTGGAGCAGCAAAGGTAGTATTTTCTGTTAATAAATGATAAGCATTAGCTGCCGCGGCTGCATCCCATGCAACTGCATTTGAACTTGATGTAAGAGCAACTTGTGTTATTTTTGCTGAAGTAGATGCGGTCACTGTAGAAGCTGCTACAGCTCCACTTGAAACAGTGGCTGTTCCATCTGTTAAACTTCCACCTGTGATTGCTCCAGAAGCTGTAAAAGCATCTGCAAGTAATACATCACTAGTTGGTATTTCTTTTATTTGTTGACTTGAACTATCAACGATTAATGCATGTCTATCTGCCATCTTAACTTACTCCTACTGATACGTTAGCAGATCTACCTACAACTGTTATAGCTGCATTCGTGATTGTAACGCTTGTGTTTGCTGATCTTCCGATTACGGTGAGTGCTGTTCCGACATTGGATAATGCACTGGATGCGACAACACCTGAGGAATTAATTACCTCGGTGCTTCCTATTGTTAGCCCATTTTTGACTACGAAATTTTTATCTGTTGCCATTCGATTTCACTCTCCATCGATTGTTTATTGTATTTATACAGGTATTGCCGTTGATATAACCTTTACTGCCATACTTGTTGCACTTCCTGCTGTTATTTGTAATAATAAATTACCACCTGAAATTGCAACATCGAATGTTCCTAATGCTGCGTTATCAAATAATGTACCGTATTCAGTCATATATGCTGTGGTACCATCATGGATAACATTAATTTCTGTTGAATGGTAATCTGTTCCTTGTGTACATTGTACTAAGTATTTAACTGTTCTATATGTAGCGATTGCATGTGTTGCAATTGTTGAAGCACTTGTACTTGCAACTGTTGTTGCTGTGACTTCATTTGGTATAATAGCTGTAGTATCGAATTGAGAAATATTATCAATTGAAGTACTACCTGGCTGATTAATTTCAACTGTTGTTGGTATTAATACCTCTATATCATCTCCAGTTCCAGGAGCTGTACTAAACGTAAGTGTTGTACCACTTACACTATATTCTGATTTATGCTGATAAACACCATCTAAATAAACCAATGTATTGTTTTCATTCATTGGTGCAACAGTTAATGTAAATGCTGTTGTTGAATTATCTCCAGTAAATCCATTGACTGTATGTCCACCACCTACAACACCATCACCAATAATATGAACTACAACTTCTGAACCAGATGCTGGTGCTCCGTCTAATGTTAAAGTGGTTCCACTTAATACATATGAATTTTTATTTTGATAAACACCTTCGACAAATACAATAAGATTATCTTCTGTACTTGGTGTAGTGCTAAGTGTAAAAGCTGTTGTTGAATTATTTGCTGTTGTAAATAAATCTGTAACAAATGGATTAATTGATTTATTACCATCAAATGTAACAGTATCTGTACCAGCTGTTGTTGTAATAGTAACACCATTTTGACCAACAAGTGTTACTGTATCTCCTGTTGAATCAGCAGCTACTGTTGTTTGACCTGATACTGCAATGTTTTGGAATGCATTAGCACCAAGAGAACTATTTGTAATTGTAATAGTATCTGAAGAAGCATTAGTTGTTAATGCAATACCTGCACCAGCCGCTAATGTTAATGTATCAGATGAACTATCTGCGACTACACTTGATTGTCCTGAAATTGCAATTGTTTCAAATGCATTTCCACCAGCTAATCCCCAACTTAAATTACCAGAACCATCTGTTTTAAGTGCGTATCCTGCTGTTCCATCTGCTGTCGGTAGTACCCATATTTGATCTCCACTTAATGCTGGAGCTTCAAAGCCTACATAATTAGAACCTTCATAAAATCTTAATTCATTTGCTGAGCCATCTAATGAAACATGGCCAGAAACATTTAATGTACTATTAATATCTACTGCTTCTGCAAATGTTGGAGTACCTGTGACTGTAATCGTATCGCTTGAAGCATTACCTAATGTTGTATTTCCTTCAACAACTAAATTACCCTCAATAGTTAATCCACTGACATCATCAACAGTTACATTCCTAGAACCTGTATTAACTTCGATTGATTGACCATTTGCTGGAGCAGTTGAGAATGTTAATGTTGTACCTGAAATACTATAAGTAGCTTTTTCCTGATAGACACCATCAATAAAGACCATTGTATTGCCTTCAACATCTGGATCTGCTGTTAATGTAAATGCTGTTGTACTTCCATTTCCTGTAAATTCATCAGTGACTGCATCTGCACTACCAATAATTTGTACAAAAGTAGATATTTGTAAAAGGTCACTTGTTGTTGCACCATTAACAAGTACAACTGCTGTACCATTTGTTGCAGTATAATCTGTACCATTGTCAAGTAAAACACCGTTTAAGAATACTTGTAAAAAGAGTGGTGTATAACTCAGTGTATTACTATTATCATCTGAACCTGAGAATGATGTTTGATTATTTGTTGCAGTATAAACGTATTCTTTATAAACAGCTGATTGAGTCGATCCACCAGATGAAGTAAATGTAATTGTATCTGATGTAGCATTTGTGGTAATTGACATACCAGAGCCAGCAGCTAATGTTAATGTATCTGTGGCTGTATCAGCTACAACATCACTTTGACCACTTACTGCTATTGTTTTAAATGTTTCACTTACTGAACCACTAGCTGAAGAAGCAATTGTTACTGTATCAGTGCCTGGTGTAGTTGTTAATGTTATATTAGAACCAGCAGCTAAAGTTAGTGTATCACTATTAGAGTCTGCAACAACATCACTTTGTCCTGAAACTGATACTGTACCAAAAGCATTTCCACCAGCTGATATAGAACTAAATGATAAGTTTCCTGAACCATCAGTTACTAATGCTTGTCCACTTGAACCATCACTTGTCGGGTAAGTTAGTCCTGCAACTACTAGGGTTGTACCATTTAATAATTGTAATGAATCAGATCTTAATCTTGCTGTAATAACATTTGAACCAGCTTTTTTATTAGCAAATTCTAATAAACCATCTTCACTTCCATCTGAAGCATCTTGTATTTTGGCTGTGACTTTTGCATAAACCACTTCTTGGTCAGCATCATTTTCGCCTTTGAATTTTAATTGACCTAAATAATCTGCATCTGCAACTGAAGATGAATTTCTTTTTAATGTTATAACAGGAGCTGCAGAACTTGAAGCTTCAGTTGTTGTTAATAATAAAGTATCATCAGTTGTTGTACTTGTAATTGTTAATGGGTGTGAAACATCAAACCTATCGTTTGTCGCATCCCATAATAAAGTAGCATCTGTTGAACTATTAACTGCATCTTGTATTGTAATACCAGCACCATTGGCTGAACCTGATGTATCTCCTGAACCAAAGTTAAGAGTTATATTTTTATCTTCTACATCAAGTGTTGCTGTATTTAAAGTTGTTGTTGTTCCTTGTACAGTTAAATCACCAGCTACTGTCAGATCATTAAATGTAACATCGTCAGATGTAGCTACTGCTTGTCCAATTGATATTTGGCCAGACGATATTGTAACGCCTGTACCTGCAGAGAAATGAGCCCTTGTTTCTGAAGCACTTGGACCTGTGTATGTAATAACACCTGTTGAATTATTATATGCAAGTGAACCATCACCACCAGCATCTGTAACTGATATGAGTCCTCTTACCTGAGCATCTGTCCTTTGTGTAAAAGACATAACACCTGTTGAATTATTATAACTTAAATCACCACTTGCACTTATGGCTGCACGAGCTCTTGCATCTGTATAGTATAAATTTGTTCCTTCTGTTAAATCAGCAGTATCAAATCCAGTTAAATTTCTTGTAGCAAAACTTGCTTGGTTACCCATGTAGCCATGAGCTGAACATTGATAATGTAATACTCCAGGAGTAGCATCTGTTGGAATTATTTGAGTGTACGCACCAGAAGATCCTGGTGTTCCAGATGTTGTTACACCTGTACTATAAGCAGTTGTTTTATCTGCTTCATAATAGAATCTTAATGGATGATTACTATTAGAAGAATCTGATTGATCAAACCTGTATGTTACGCCTGGTATTAATTTTAAGTAAGGTGAAGGTAATCCATTGATAAAATATTTACTGGAGCTACCTGTACCATTATATCTATGATCTGTAGTAGTTGAAACAACTGTGACTGTAAGAGTTTCTGTGACTCCTGTTGAGAGATGATAATCATAAGAAGAAGAACCGACTTGAACTACTCGATCAATACTACCAAACGTTTTCTTAACATATAACTTACCGTCATATGTATTAATTGCAAGTTCGCCTAGGTCGAGATTTGATGTAGTTGGTATAGAACCCTGCGTAGCAGAGCGCCTTAACTTGATGTTAGTATTTCTTGCCAATTTTGGCTTCTCCTATCTGTTCAATCTCTATTTAGAGAATTTTTATAAAACTGTTTACTTTCTACCATATATATGGTATAATAGTATTTATACTACTTAGTAGGTTCCGCCATCAATGATATTTGAAAACGCAGGAGCTGCTCCTGAGTTAGCTTGTAAAAGAGATCCGTTTGCGCTTGATGCTGCTGTTACGTCTAATGCATTAGCGCCGTCTCCATATAATACACCGTTATCTGTAAATGTTGAAACTCCAGTACCACCGTGAGGTACTCCTAAATCGTTTGTTAATGTGACTGTTCCTGTAACACTTAAGTTATCATCAACTGTAACTGTTCCACCAGCTGAATCAATTGTTAAATTACCAGAAGCTGTATCAATTTCATTATCGCCTGTAATACCTATTTGGATGTTTCCAAGATCAGCACCAGTACCGTAAATGTTACCGAATTCTGCATCACTCCAAGGAGTAGAGAAATCATCTGATGTTACTGTTTCGTCTTTTGTAAATACAAATCTTTGTGATTGAATATCAAATCCAAAGAAACCAGTTGCAACTGCTGAACCTGTTCCCCACTTAAATCTAACACCGCGATCTAAACCGTCTGATGTATTGGATGACGTATTGTTTGCTAACGCCATAACTGGATCGTTTAAAGTTACTTCTGTTGAATTAACTGTAGTTGTTGTACCTTGTACAGTTAAGTTACCAGCAATAACAACTGTATCAGATGTAGCATTACCTAAGTTAACATTACCGTTAACATTTAATGTACCATCAATAAGTGTATTACCAGTAGCACCAGCAACTGTTAATTTGTTTGAGCCTACTACAAAATCTGTAGTAACTGTTAAATCATTTCCAATAGTAACATCATTTGGTAACCCAACTTGTAATGTTACATCTGTTCCAGATTTAGAAGATGCTGTTTCAATTTCATTAGCTGTACCAATAATTCTTAAATCATCTGATAATAATGATACATCGCCTGTACCTGAATCGCCGTCAACTGTTAAAGCAGTAGCAACTGTTACTGTTGCAGCTGCTGTTAATCTACCTTGTTGGTCAACTGTAAAAGTTGGAATGGCTGTTTGTGAACCGTATGAACCTGGTGTTACTGCTGTATCATCAAGGTCAATTGTAATACCTTGGTTTGCAGCTACTGTTGTTATTCCTGTTAAACCTGTGACTGCTAAACTTTGTGAATCTAAATCAATTGATCCTGTACCTGAATCACCAGATGTATCTAAATCTTGAAGTGTTACTTGAGCATCAACATATGTTTTAACAGCTAGCTGAGTAGGTAAAGTTGCATTTGAAGCAGACCCACCATCTAAAGATGTGCTTGTAGAAATTGCTGTAACAACTTGACCACTTCCGCCAGAAGCTTCAAGAGCTAAACTTGCAATATTTAATTCATCAACATGTTTATTACCGTCTACAATTAAAGCGCTATTGGCTGTTGTAGTACCATGCACATGGTCCAACATAGTAGTAAAATACTTACCACCTATTAGATCTACTGAAGCTGCTACACCACCAGATTCTGTTCCAGTACCTACATAAAGTCTATCACCGTTATTAGCTTGAGTACCAGATACATATGAATACGCTAGCTCTCCTGTTTTTATATTAGCAGGAGCACTGGTTGTGGAACCCGTTGTTAATATTTTAATTCTTGTTAAGTTAGCCACTAGTATGTGCCTCCAGTTATATTTGTATTACTATTTCCTACTATTGTAGTAGTATCCCATTGAGATGACGTTCCATTATATATTAAAACTGCTCCATCTGTAGTTCCTGCTGCATTAATGTCCGTTAAATCGGTTAATGATACATTTCCTATTTTTAAAGTTTGAGCAACAATTTTATTTGGATCTCTTCGTATTTTAGCTTTTATGTTTGCCATTATATCTGTGTCACTCCAGGTGTTATCTCTAATTGTCCTTCTAAAACTCTTGTTTTTACGCCAGCTTTTGTGATTTCTACATCATAAACATACCGGCCTGCTTTCATGGCATTTGTTTGAGAATTGCTCAAACTAATATTAAGTACTCCAGCTGTTGCTGGCGATGCAACTGTAACTGTAAAATTTACAGCTGTTGTAGATGAATAACTTTTTCTTATTTGCCCAGCGCCTGAGTAGCCAGTAAGATTTATGTTGTCACCATCATTATCAGTAACATCGATAGAAGCTGAATAATCTGCTCCTTGATCTACTAAAATATTGGAATAAACTGCCATTTTTTTCCTTTATACCTTCTTATTTATACTTTTTAGTTCTTCAATTTCAGCTTTAAGTAATTTAATTGCCTCAATTAAGTATCCTACCGTGTTACCGTATGCAACACCTTTTGTTCCGTCTTCTGCTTCATGAATTAATTCAGGAGCTATCATTTCAAGTTCCTGAGCTATAACACCAGATGATAATTTACCATCTTGGTCATTACGATTAAATGAAACTCCTCTCATATCGAATACTTTCGAACCGTCAAGAGTTTTAACATTGTCTTTTAGTTTTTTATCTGAGAAAGCTACTACATCAGCACTTGCCGTAAATGTTCCTGTGTAAGAACCTGACATTAATAATCCTGTTGATGATTGAGATAATCCGTTACCTGCGGCTACAGTAAGTGTTCCACTAGAAGTAATTGTACCACCACTTATTCCATTACCTGTTGCAACTGATGTTACTCCAGATGATGTAACATACCCTGGACCATTTGTAAATTGGTTTAGATTACTATATGTAGTATTCACAGATGAAATAGTAACACTATTAGCAGATTTACTTACAGTAGTATTAGTGCCGCTATTAAAAGTAATATTACCATTTGTAAAGCTTCCGCCGTTTGCTCCAATATTTGTTATTGTATTATCATTATCATTACTATCTGTTGAATTAATTGTAATTGTTCCGCCAGATTTAGATACTGTTGTAGCGCCCGTGCCTACAAGAGTAATATTACCTGATGATAGATTTCCGCTTGTTCCAACGCTTGTTATAGTATTGTTATCATTTGCAGCAAATGTGATTGTTCCACCTGATTTGCTTACAGTAATATTGGTTCCGCCTACAAGAGTAATATTACCTGATGATAGATCTCCGCTTACTCCAACATTTGTAACAGTATTTGTTGATGTAAAAGTAAGAGAATTTCCAGATCTACCAATGTTTGTAGAACCACCACCATTAAAAGTAACTGTTTCACCTGAACCAATAGCTTCTGCTGAAGCACCATTTGCGCTTATGCTAAATGAACCATAGTTATCTGCATTGCTTACTCCTGAATATCCAAGAGCTGATAAACTTATTGCAGCATTACTTGATGCCGCTGTGATATGACCTCTTGCGTCGACGGTAATACTTGGTACTACTAGCTGACTTCCGTATGAAGCTGCAGTTACGCCTGAGTTATCATGTTGAATTGTAATTGCGTCTGCACTAACTGATGTTGATAAATCATTTCCACCTAATATGGAAAGCGTATCGTTATTTGTATCAGCTACTGCTGTACCTGAATCTGTTAAAACGTTTTTAAATATGTTTTGTAATGAACCTCTATCAGAGTTCGTAATAGTAACATCAATGTCATTGCCTGAAGTTGCACCGAGTACTGTAATACCTGAGCCTTCGTTAAAGTCTAATATGTTTGTTGAACCAAAATTTTGTTCTGATAATGCATTAGATGCTGAAGAAACTTTAATACCTGGTACACCAGCTGAAGCTTCACTTAATATTAATGAACCATCTGCTTCCCAACGATCTGTTGCAAAGTTATATACAATTGAATGTGAACCTGTTACATTTGAAGCATTGTTTGAATGTGTACCCACGCCTGTAAAGCTTCTTGTTTCTAGACCGAATCCGCCAGTTGTTGGCTCGGAAGCTGAAGCTCCCATTAATACTAATGTGTCATCTATTTCTAATGTTGCTGTATTAATAGTTGTTTGTGTTCCATTAACATCTAAGTTACCTGTGATTGTTAAGTTACCACCCACTGTTACATTGTTTGGTAATCCTACAGTAACAGTTCCTGCATTTTCTACAATATCTACTTCACCGGATGTTCCAGCAAATGTTAATGTTCCGCCTAATGCGATTGGACTTGTATTCGACCCATCACTTACTGTAATAGATGAGTTACTGAGTTTAGAATTTCCTATTGAACCAGCTAATTTAGAAGCTGCAATGCTTCCTGCTAACATAGTATTTTCTACTGATCCAGCAGCAATCGTTGCTGTTAATGTTCCACTTGCTAAATTTGTAAGAGTAACTGCACCACTTAAATCTCCACCTAATGTAATGGTAGGATCTGCTGATAAAGCAAAATCAAAGTTTTGGTTTGTAGCATCCCATGTTACATCAATACCTGTTTCAACATTATTAGCAATTAAGTCTTGTGCATTATAAAATGTTACTAAGTCTGCTGTTTGAGTTGTTGAACCTGTATTTAAACCTATAACTCTAAATGCTCTATCTGGCTGAGATGCTGCATAAGCTTCATCCCATATAAGTTTTACATCAACACCATTACCAAAATTGCTTCTTTCAAAAGAAAGACCTCTATCATCTAAGTCAGAGTTAAAGTCAATAAAGGCTGTTGATACAGAAAGTCCACCTGAACCAGTTTGTAATAAACCATTTCTTATATCAAGTGTAGATCCTGAAGGAAATACTAATGTGTTACCATTAGTAAATGTAGCATCTGAATTAATTGTTTGTTGTGAACCTTTTGTTAAAAAGAATCTTGCGTCTACATCTGTATGTAATTCTGCAATTGCAGTAGATACTGTAGAAGCTGTTGTTCCAAAAGCTGAGGCTGAGATTGTTCCAAGTTCTGCATCATGTTCATTAATCGCAGTAACTAAATCATTAGCAGTTGTTGTTAAGTTAGCAACTGTACCTATATCAGTTTCATGCTCATTAATAGCACCTACAACTGTACCAGCTGCAGGAGTAAGATCAGTTGCGTTTCCAACTTCTCCTTTAAAAGAATTAACAGCTATAACAACGTCAGTTTTTACTGGGATGCCTGCTGCTAATGCTGTGATATCACCTACATCGTCTTGTACTTCATTTACAGCGTCAATAAGATTTGTTGAAACTATTTTTATAACTTCGCCAGCTGAAGCAGCTGTATTTAATTTAATAATCTTTCCGTAAGTTGGAGTTTGAAATGTGCTTGATACAAGATCATTAGCAACTATTCTTTTAGATGCATCTGTATGTGGTATACCTAAATTTTGTGCTGCATTAAATGTTCCTGTTGTAGCTTTAAATCTTAATACTGATGTATCAGCAGATAATAGTGTTCCTGAGAATCCGCCTGATTGTGTAAGTACTGCTCCTTCTATAAACTGAGATGGTATTGTAGGAGTGTTTTGTAGTGTTACTAATAAAGAAAAGTTAGGTGCTATAAAATTAGCAGTTGCAGTACCTTGTGTTAATTCTGTTCCGTCTTTAAAGACTTTTACAACTCCAACATTAACTGCTTCACTTGATAAATCAATAGTCTCTTCTGGTTTTAATTCAAATCTAAGTGTGTTTGAAGTAAAAAGCTTTTGTCCAGCTGTTGCTGTAAATGATTGAGTTTTATCGAGTATACGAGAATCAATAAGACCATTGTCTCCTAAATGAAGCGATACTTCATTAGACTTCTGACGAAGTTCTTCGATACTATTTGATTTTAATGTTCTTGTTTCGTTATTTGCTGCCATTATTTACTGCCTAATTTCTTTACTATTTTTTTAAGTTCGGCTACATCACTTTCGAGTTGAGCTAACTTATTATCTTTTTCTTGTGCTAACTGCATTTGTAGCCTTCTTTTGGCAAATGCATTAGTATTAGTATTTATAACTGCTCCATTAGATGTATCTTTAACTAAATCCGGACTTCCTATAATTTTTTTCTTCGCCATTATTTTATCCTATGTTGCACAGATTGCTCTAAAATCTTTAACTAATGGAGGTGTAGAAGATACTGCTCCTTGTAATACTATTTTAAATTGTATTGAACTAAATGATGAACCTGCTCCAAATGGATCAATATCATATTGTACTTCTTGGAAAGAAGAATCATTGAATGGAATAACTGTTCCAGTAACTGGTAATTGCGCTGTCCAAGTACTTGCTGTAATATCTTCATCACCGCTTGTAGCTCTCCAATAAAAATCAACATCAGCTCCACCTGGTTTTAAAGCATTAATATATACTGTAGCTATGTCAGCTTGTTCTGCTAATTCAATTTTCTTAGTAATATATCTTGCAACTTCAGTACCGCCAGTAGCAGTCGTTTCAGACCCACCATTATCACTAATAATATTTTGTATGGTATTCACCGATAATCTGTTCATATCGATAACTGGACTTAACGCCTCATTCTCAGTTGTTAAGACTGCAGTTAATTGAAATGATTTAACATTACTAGTTTCATTAATTGCTGAATAAATTGCTTGAGGCGTCACATATCTATAATTTCTATTTGGTAAAATCTCATAGCCATCACCTGTTCCTGTAAGAGCATATCTTGTTTCAGTTCCATTAACACTTGTTGTTGTACGTGTTTTTAAGAAAAATCTAACTGACGTTCCTGGAACTTGTATGTTTTCAATGTATGGATACATTACATCCATGTGTCTATTTTCAGTTGCAGTTGCAGCTGGACCACCAACATAACCAGTACCTGTTGCTGCACTTGACAAAGTAATATCATATGTGTCATGAGTATATGCAGCAATATCATGTGTTCCATTTAATAGAGATGCATTTGTACCAGTTGCACCTGCAATTGTCACATCATTACTTGTACTGTACATTCCATGATTCTTATGGAATACTTTACATGTTGTTGTTCCATTTACATAGAATGGATTAACTTGTAATTTTTTAGGAGGTATAACATCGTTTGCAAATATAATTTTTGAGCCTGAACCTGTAAACGTAGCTCTATTTAATTTGAACTTAAGATCTTTACTTTGCTCTGGTGTCCATGTTGAAGCATTTGCTGAACTAAAGAACACTCCATTATATGGTTGTTTTGTAATTCTTTCAGTTGTATTTGTTAAATCTTGTCCACCCATTTCAGCTACATAAACTTCGTAGTCATCTGATTGAGATGTAATTACTATTGCATATTCTGTATCTTGAGCTAAATAAACTGGATAGTCAAATGCAAAGTTAGTAGCGGCATTAGCATTACCAAAGCCATTATTTGCTGCTGCATCTGATGGTAGGTTAACACTGCTTGGATATAAAATTTTATCTCCACCTGGTACTATTCTTTGTGTAGGTGTGCCATTTAATACTGTTCTTATTGTAACTCTTACTGGTATAGTCGCTGATTTTTTTCTAAAGAATAAGTCAACTGACTTAACAAACAATCCACCGTCCTTATCAATTAAGAATGTTTCAGCGACTGGATCGATATATTCAGTTGTTTCTGATACCTGTGTATCAACAAGTGTTCTGTCTTCATTTAACTCTGATTGTACTAATCTTGGTACTTTTGTAGAAACAACTTTTTCTTCTGTTATTTCTAACATTCCTTGAGCATGATATTGAGCTTCTGCATAAGTAGTTTCAGCTGATTTATCATTTGTACTACTATCTGATAGTCTAAATTCTCTTGTACCTACTGCAAATTTTAATGCGTTATTTCTTGGTATAATAAATGAACCTTCAACTACACCTGATGCATTTGATATTAAAGCTCCAGCAGTATTTGGATGTGATGTTAATCCTTCAAAAGTATCAGCACCTGTTAAAGTTGTAAAATCTGTAAAAGATTCTTCTTTAATATAACTTGCTATAGAAGCGCCATCAAAGAAACCATATACTTTTGTATTTGGTTTAAGCAATTCAGCTTTAAAGAATATTTTTCTTGAACGAATAAATGGTATAAAGTTCATTTCAACTACTTTCGATCCATTGCTTTTAAGTATGGTATCAAATGCAAGAGTTGTTTTTATACCACTTCTTGATTGACCAGTAGTTGTAGTGGTTGTTGTAATTGTTGTAACGTTTTGACCAGCTCCATCTAATGTTTCTATATCGTTGGCATCCCATATTTCTGGTTCACCTTCGGTCCACCAAAACTCACGCATTTCTTCTGCTTCATCTCTACCTCTGCCTCCGCCTCTTCCGCGGTTTCCAGTTGTTTCTGACTTTTCATCAACGTCAATGCCTGTCCAATTTGTTTCCCACTCATTCCATACTGTACCAAGAATTCCGTCTTGTTCAGCCATTTTTTGAAATTGTTCAAATGATGAAGAATCATCAACGGTAACAACTGGTCGTACATCAACTTCTTTCCATTCATCTGAATCAGGAGATAATTTAACAGTACCAGCCCAACTAAATACATTATATGGATTTACATTACTAAATGTTGAAGCATAAGGTTGATTAATATAATTAACATCTGTGCCCATTGGTAAAGTAACTAAACCATCATTAATTACAGCAGCATTACTATCTCCTGCTAATCTAACTAGGTTAACATTTCTTTCATCAAACTTAGGTCTAAGGACACCATTTTCTTTATCAATAGAGCATGCATAATCCGGATTAGATGTATCTCCAATTCCATGATTTGTAAAGTTATCTACAATAAATCCATTCTTAAGTCGAGTTGCTCCTGTTGAATCAGTGATATCAATTGAAGATGCGCTTTGCTCTAATAAAGAAAGCGATGTAAAATATTCTAAATTTTTAATTCGTTTGTCTAAGCTTCCAATGTTTGCCATTGTAAATCTTTTGTTTTCTATAAGTTTCGGTTTAACACCGCTTAATGAAAAAACATAAGGTGATACTCTAATATCATATATCCCCATTGCATCATCTGGTGTTCCTGGTGCTCTTGGGCTTGAGCTAGGTACTCCTGTTTCTATTTTAAACTCGCCTTTTCTTGTAACATATAGTTTATCAATCCTTGGTAAGAAGTGCGTAAGATCTGTTACGAAATTACCACTATTTACTGGAGGAGATGAAAGAGATTGGTTACTGCCTGAAGCATAACTTGTACCTGCATCATTAATTCTCGGTCTAAAGTCGATACAATCTCTTAATTGAACTGTTCCTATATTACCTGAGAATGATGGTATCTGTGTATATTCTGTATCATCGTATGAATCAACACTAAAGAAATCGCCTGAGCCAGAATGATCATACCAATCAAAGACAACTGTAATCGCGCCTGGATCAATTTCGCCTGACTTAAGAGTAATTTTTCCTATATCATAGAAATTATCTCTTTGACCATTGTCTAATATAAATCTACCAATAACGCTTTGTCCAGCTGGATCTACTATTGAAGTAATTTTTTTAATGTCAGCTTTACCTAATGAAAGAACTCCACTACTTAAAGATTGAGCTGTTAAAGTCTGAGTCTCTTTATCTTTTGTTTTTGGTGCAGCACCAGTGTATGATACATCTACACTAAATACAATTTGTTGACCTCCAGATAAATTTACGCTTGAGCCTCCTATTGTAGTAAAAGTGATAGTGCTTCCGCCGCCTGTAATAGATGCTGTTGGACTTGCGTCTAAAGCATTGTATGTACTTCCATCTTTAATGTATGCAACGACTGTAGAAGCATTAACAAACGATGCTCCACTTATTGTAGCAGCTGGATTATTAGCATTTGTAGTTCTTGTTTCTCTTACTACGTATGTTGTATTATATGAAGGTGAAGAAACTGTTGAACCAGGATCTCTTAAAGTATCAACTGCTGAATATGGTAATTTGTAAACTAATGAATTAAAGCTTGAACCATATATAGTTCTATCAGTTACACTGCTTTGATCAAAAGTATTAGCTCTAAATTTAACTGTTCCGCCATCATCCCATTCAACACTTACAATGTTATTCATTCCATATCCACTATTAAATTGGATATCAAAAATATACAAATATAATTCAGTTGAACTTGAACCTTGACTTATTCCTCGAGCTCTGCATGTACCTCTTTTAGTACCGCCACCATTAGCTGCATCGTATAAATCAATTGTATCAAAAGTAGCAATGTCTGGCATTCCAAGAGAACTTGCTTCATTTAATCTAATATAGTTTCCAAGATTTAATGTTTGTTGTGTTTGATTAACATCAATAGTAGCATCGGCTCCTCTTGGTTTATCAACAGCTAAATATTTGGTTGTTGTGTTTTCAACTCTAAATCCTTTTACGTAAGATGTATTTGGTTCTATACCAATCGCTAATTTAGTAGCAGACCCACCATTGCTTGATGTTAAATAACCATTATTAGTTCCTGTATCTAAATGTTCTCTCACATTTAACTGATATGGATTAACTGAGTAATCTCCTGACTCTTCAAATGTTCTTCTTGCTAATCTTTCTGTTAATTCTGTTTCTTGATTTTTATCTGTCTTATCAACAGCTGATTTACCGTCTTCAATAACAATAAGAGTAATATAATCTGTTTCTACTCTTGATGATAAGCTTAATGGCTCTTTAATAAGAGTTGTTGAAATGCGATATCGTCTTGCTCCAGGAGCTGCTGTGTTTGGAGTTCCTGCAGCGTTATCTAATAAAGTTGTATCTGTTGTAGCATCAACAATATCTTCAGTAACTTTTAAACCAATAATATAGTTTGGTGTGTTTGTATATTTGTCAAGTATAAGCGATCCTGCTGGTACATAAACAAATGTACCTGAAATAAAGTATACACCTTCTTCTATATTAACTGCTGATCCTAATCCTATAGGAGTAGATATACTTGAAGCTACTGCAGGACTTGAATTATTTGGATTGGCGTTACCACCAACCATTGCGTACCTTACAGTACTCGCGTTTGAACTGAGTACTTCTCCTGCAGCAAATGTTGATGTAGCATTGTTTGTACCTGAACCTGTATATTTAACATATAGTGTTGCGGGATCGCCAGATCCTGCTGCAATGACTGCTTGTACAACTGCAGTAACTCCGCCTGTTGCTCCTGTAATTGTTGTTCCAACAAACTCAGTTAAGTAATTATCTGTAGTTAATGTAGCTGAAGATGCTGAATGATAAAATGAAGATTCTACTTTTACAAAATCATATTCTACATTAAGTGTGACTTTACCATTTACAACTCTTGAACCGTCTTTAAATGAATATTGACCATGTCGATCTATTTGCGCTTGAAGCGATGTTTGTAGTTGTGTAAGCTCTCTTGCTTGAACTGAATAACCTGGTCTAAAAAGAACTCGATGAAAATTCTTTGTTTCATCAAAATCGTCTAATGTGTAACCAGCTGGTAAGTTTACTATTGTTGTTGCCATAAATCTCTCTTGCTAATATTATTTATATTAGAATTCTATAATTACTTTTATATCTTCAATCTGTGTTGTTGTTCTACTGATAGGATTTCTATTCTCTAAGAATAAAATGTCTCCGCTCATTCGATCTACTTCTGGATTTCCTAAAGCTGCTGAAGCGTGTAATAAACAATTCTTTGTACTTGTTTGTCCTATTACATTTTCTCCGTTTACAAATGCTTTATAACCTGTCTTATCATTTTGATGATATCGTAAATAGTCATTTGTTGTATCTTTTTCTACTAAGTATGCTTGTGCACCAGATGTTTGTCCTACTAATAATTCATCAATTGTAAAATCAGTAGCATTATCTGTTGAACCAGAAGCTGCAATTGCTAAATAGCTTGTTGCTTTTAATGTATTGTCTGTTGCAACTGTTCCAGCTAATGGAGTTGCGTTATAATTTCTTGGCTCATCAAACAAAGTAATTTGTCTAAAGTCATTGCCTACTGTTAAGTCTCCACCATCATTACCATCTAGTTTAGTATTTAATGAGATAAAGAATCCACCAAGTTCTGATACTGGGTCTGTTCCATGTCCTGCTTTAGGAGTAAGAACTGCTCTTGCTGCTGCATCGGAACCACCGCCACCTGAGAAAGTAATATCGACTACTCTATAATTAGTACCCTTACCTGTAACTGTAACTGCTGTGACTGCTCCACCTGAAACAGTAGCAGTTGCTGTTGCACCTGAACCGTCTCCTGTAATTGCGACTGTTGGAGCTGATGTATAACTTGTTCCACCTGCTGTGACTTCAATTCTTTCGATACCTGCTGCAGTTGCAGAGGCTGTTGAAGCTTTTTGGTTTAAGTATTGAGCATAATCAGCTTCTGTTAACTGAGCTTCTGCATCAGCGTCTGTTGCCCATGAAAAAGTAACAATACCTGTGACTGAACCTGTTGGCGCTCCATTTAATGTTAAGACTGAACCGTTAATTGCTGATACTTTTTTTGCAGAACCTACGTTAGTTCCTGCCATTGTCATACCGACTGTAATTTCGTCTACTGTTTCTGTTAATATCACAGTTGCAGTAGTAGTTGCGACAGCGACAGTTGCCTCTGCGCCTAATGAAATTGTTTTAACAGGCATATAACTATTAGTTAAGAATTTTTCAGCGTCTTCAACACCTGTTGTAAACATATATTTCCATGTATATCCATCAGACTCTGCTGTTGGATCAGTTAATGTTTGTGTAGGCTGAATACTTGAAGCTCCACCGCCTGCTTTAATACATTTATATACTTTAAATTCTGAAGTAATAATATAGAATGCTTTATCAAAGATGCTAGCATCATCTGAATCCCAAGCATAGTATGAACTACCTGAAGTCCAAGTATGTCTTGGTACGACATGAGCAATTTCTGTTCCTACAATTTTCTTTAAACCAATAAGATTAGATCTTGCTTCTCCAAGTTGGTCAAGAGTATCTGCTGGAGTAAAGGGTGTAGTGTCTGTTGTGTCTGATGTAGTTAAGGACCATACGTCTGATTTTCCTATTCCTACATAAACGCTTGAACTACCTACTTGTTGCTTTAATTTCTTTGCATTAGTTGTTCTAAAATTCGATGTGATGATTGCTGCCATGCTGCTTTCCTGCTATTATTCTATGTGTACAAAAGTACCTGTGTTATATTTATTTATATCACTTGAGTCTATAGTTTGTATAGTTTTGTTACCTAAAAACTCAATTGTTTGGTTAGTATTATAAAGACGAGCTGTATTATAAAAATTAGCTGTGCCTTTCCTTTGGTTATATCCATTATTTATAATAGATCTAAAATTTGTATTTACGACCTTTACTGTATGTGCTGGTAAGAATTTAACAGCTGTACCAGTTGATGTCATAATTGATCCAGACGTTTGTCTTGGATTTGTTTTTACTTCAGTAATAAGTAGATCTACATCATTATGATTTAATGATATATCTAAGATCTCTTTTTGATCAGCTACTCGAACCTCATTATTGACCGCGCTTCCTATTCTGACTGTTGGGTCTATGATATAACCGTTACCAGCTTCAGTAATACTTACGCCAGTAATTTCTCCATCTGCATTTAATGTAAATATAGCCGTTGCTGTTACATTTGTAGATAAGAGATTACCTAAAGCATCTTTTGATTGTGGTGCTGGAAATACAATTGTTGGTGCTGTTGTATAATTTTTATCTGCAAGTCCTATAAGATCTATACTTGCGATTTTACCTGCATTTGTATTCGCCGCGACTGAACCAAATAGGTTAGAAAAATTTGATCCCTCTGATGTAATTGTAATATTATCTTGATCTAATCTTCCTTTTGAATCAATTGCAATCGATACAACAGGAGCTACGCCAGTCTGGCCTGATATATTAATACCATTAAATGTAACTGCTGGAGCTGATGAATAACCAAATCCAGGTTCTACAATCGTAACGGATTCTAAAGCTCCGTCTAATTTAGTAGCGGTTGCTGTGGCTGTTGCGCCTGTAAAGGTATGACTTGTACCAGTTCCCACGCTCGTAATATCGATAACAGCTCCACCGTTTGTAGCTGAAAGAGATACCTTAGATCCTGTTGATGTCTTAATAAAATATGATGTACCATTAACTAAACCACCGATTGCTCCTCCGCCACCAGTTGAATATGTTACAGTAGCTCCGACTGGTAAAGCCGCTTGCTGAGCTGATGTTAATTTAATTGTATTATCGACGATATGTACTGTACCAGAACCTAATGATTCTGCTTGACTTCCGTTAAAGGTCATCGCAGTCGGAGCCGCGACAGTTAATGTTGGTACATTATAATCCTTACCGCCATTACCTATTGTAATAGAAGATAAAGAACCGTTTGTAAGTACTCCCGTCAGAGTAGCGGTTGTAAACCCTGAAGGCGTTCCACTATCACTTGACGTAATGGTAGGAACGCTGGTATAACCACTCCCTCCTGATGTTACTGTAATCGCGTTAATCACTCCTGTTTTAAGAGCAAGAGATAACGTACCTGTGCGATGTATATGAGCTGTTGTTGTAGGTAAGAATGTAGATACAAACATCTCTACAAGTACTGGTATATCTTCAGGTCCTATAATACCAGGTTGTATACCAGGCATTCTACTGAGTGTTAATGCATCTGTAAGTGCCGCGCCAGTTAATTCTAAGAAGATTAATATCTCTGAGAAATATATAAACCCTGCTGGATGTACTAATCTATCGTAAGAGAGTTCCCAGTCAGCTAAATTTTTACCTGTCTTTATTAAGTAGGCAAACTTCTGATATTTTTTACTGTCCTGTAATACAATACTATCTGATAAGAATCCTTTTTTATTTAAATAGATACCACCCTTTGTAAGAGCAGCATTTGCTTCCCAGTCACCGCTTGACGGTACTAATACTTTATCATAAGGAAACTCAACCTCAACGGAATCATTAAATAATATACGAAAGAAAATTTCTATACTATCAGCTGAACCACGTAACTTATAGAAGTCTATTATCTGTTTATATAGATTCCTTTTATCTACTGTGACTCCTCTTGGAATGGTAGCAGCGATTTCTTTCTGCATAAGCTCTAAATAATTTGTATCATTACGATCTATATCCATTGCGTGTTCAATGGTATTCATTACATAGGAAGGTCCTGGACCGACCCAATATTTAACGATTGTAGTTAATCGAGCAGTATAATTATTATAGCCAGAAAGACTATTGACTGTATATGTCTTACCTATTTCAGATGTTGAATTAACAAGCGATCCAGGTAATTCATTACCGTTAGTAATTGCTACATTGATATCATTTAAAGATATTGTAGTGATTGTACCATTAGGCGCTGTTAATATAAGAGTAGAATCAGCTCCTGTCTCATCTGTAAAGAAACGATTATTTTCGTTTTTAGGATCTGGTATTCTAAACTGAGCTTGATTATTAAGTACTACATCATCAAAGCTTTCTGTTTCTTGATATATAAACTCATCCATATTCTGAAACGTATAATACGCTTCTAGAAATTTAGTTAATTGTACCTTATCTTCTAATATCTCAGACGGTATTAACTGATCAATACGTATATTTTCTTTTGTTTCAGCTAAACTCCCATGATCGACTTCGATTGCACCTGGAGTTAATGTAGTCTTATGAGGCATTATGATTTAAATCTTGATGTTGTGTTATATGTAATACTACCCGCTGAACCTGCAACTGCGATGGTATCAATCTCTGGTGTTATAACAACGCTATTATTATCTATAGATATTAACTGATCTCTCTTAGGCGCAAGGTCTAATGAGTTAGGTAATACGGTAATTTTAATTGCTGTTGTTGCGTCAGGTAAAAAACTATGAAGAGTAATTGTACCTTTTAATACATCTATAATACCAGCGTTATTAATCACTGTGACGTTTTCTAAATTAACTACCTTATATACTATTACTTGTCTCTGAGTTGATCCTGTAATAGGTATATCTCCAAAGAAATGATCTACGTTATTAATCTTAAACGCAGAGGATGTTAATATAAAGGCTGTTGAATTACCACTCTGATAGAATGGTGATGTAAAGCTTAGGTTAAAATCATTAGGTAGCGTTGATACATTACTCGGTGTAATATTCTGAAACATTCTTGGACGTATTATAGTATTAAGTATAGAAGGATCTGAGTTATCAATAGCTCGTGTTAATTGAGAGTGCCTAAATACACCATCAAATTTATTTAAGTTATTAAAATTATAGTCTGTTATTGTATCTCTTACAACTGATTGTAATTCTACTGAGCTTCTATCTGTTAAGTTAGGGTTATATTTAAAGTTAGCGTCTATCTCTAAAAAGGTATAGTTAGTGTTAACAATCTCTGGTGTAATAGATACTACATTCTTTCCTTTTAATATCACACCAGTAATATCTGTCTTCTCAGCTGTTGTTAACTGATCTGCTAATAAAGGTTTAATTGCGATATATACCTTACCATAGTCAGGTGGATCATTATCTTCTCCGCCCCATGTAGATATTGAATCGATATTACTAAACTCTTTCTTTATAATAGATGCATAGTCATCAGCTGTTACCGCTCTGTTCTGAGCAATAAAGGTTAAGGGTGCGTTAAATCGTATTGACTCCATTGTCTCTTGATCTACACCACCAGCAGCGGCCGTATCGAGAGTCACTGTAATCCCTGAGAATCCCCCGATAGAATCAACCATAGAGAAACTGTTAGCTCCATTTGATTCCTTCCCTTGAGTAGTCACGTAATCGATTGTAACGATATTATTATTAGACGGCTTAAACCCTGTTACTCCATCACCGAAATATACCTCATAATAACCGCTTGGATTTTCTTGTAAGTAATATACCTTTGATTCTGAATCAACGTTCTTTAATGTCTCAAATTTTGTATATACGTCGAATGAGCTTGACTCTTCGTTTGACTGTACTCTTACTCTTAATGTACTTGTATCAGCATCATAATCAGAGAGTTGAAATTTCTGATTCTCTATATCATTATCAACTCTATATTTTAATTCTCTTACAGTACCTTCTGCTATGATAACATCATTATATTGATATGTATTCGCAGTGACAGCACTCAGTGTTGCTTGCTGTGTTTCTAATACAACGTATTGAAACTCTTCACCGCCAACGATAGTATTTAATTTAGTCCCTCTTGTGAGGTCTAAGACGGTCGGCTTTGTACCTACTTCTGATGCGACATTCACTACAATATCTACTTTACCTCTTGGAGATAAGACTGATCGCGGTGTATATCCTAACAGCTTTGCTCTTGTAACAACATTGCCACGTATCTGAGCTGAATCTAAAAAGGATTCATTTAAACTATAGTGAGCATTCAAAGCGTTATAATGAGTGTTATAAGCTAAGACGTCTAATAGGACATTTAATCCACTTCCATCGAAGTCATAGTCATTAAACTCTGTTTGTTGTTTTAAAAAGTTCTTTAAATTCTGCTTGATATCTGCAAAATCGAGTTCCGTTACATTTAAGTTTGTTGCCATATTATCTGAGCCTTCTTAATATAATCTCAACTGATGCAGCTGAATCATATTCTTTTATTTTAAAATTAACTATTATCTTATAAGCGTTCTGTTGAGACAGATCAGTGATATCAATATTCGTCACTCTTACTCTCGGTTCATATTTATTCAATACTGTACGAATGTTATCTCTTAATTGTATCTCAGTAATAAACCCTGCCGGCTCAAAGAGTAATCCTCTGAGGTTAGCGCCTAAATCATCTTGAAAAGGTCTTTCGAAGAAATTACTTATTAAAAGATTCTTCACAGCATTCTTAATCGCGACATCATCCTTTAATGGTATAATGTCTTTACGTATAGGATGGATCTTAAGAGAAAGATCTAAGTCTCTCCAAGGTTTCTTCTTAGAGACAATTCGAGCCTGTTCTAAGTTACCTGAGATCTGTTTATCGCCTGTATATAATCCTGCCATATAGTTATTTATATCGTTTAGCCGCTACTTTCAGGTACTGTTAAGCTATTTGTTGTTGCAACTGCTGTCTGTATTGATGGTGGTAAGTCTAGAGTAGACGGAAAGCCTACGATCTTTAAGAAATCGCAGAAAGTAAATGTAATAAACTCTGTTAAAGAACTGAGTCCTATAGCATCGAAGAACGCCGTTACCTTTTCCATCCACTTTTTAATTAAATATGTCTGCCATTCCTCTGCAAACTCTCTTGCTCTCTTTAAAAGACGTTCTTTATTGTACTCATCTATATCGACATTGTTATCAAAGTCTCCGCCTAAGAGATCATTTAAGCTATAACCGAAGATCGATATTGACTCTAACTCCTCTGTTGTCTTATCTCTTATAAGAGTCTCTAAGTCGAGCTCTTCTAATGCTGGTATGGTAGGAAGACCGAGTGCACTCCATACCTCATCAAAGGTACCTATAAGGCCTGTGAACCCTCCATGAAGCAGTAAGTTCATCTTCTTTGCGACCTCACTCCTTATGTAATTCATCACAGATGCTTTTTTAAAGTCAGCAGTCTCAAATTTGTTCCAGACCCGATACTCCTCAGGTATTTTTAAATAGAGGTCATCGATGTCTTTTAAAAAGATAGAATCAGAGATGCTCGAAGGATCTCTTAAGAAAGAAATGATCTCTATCTGTATACCTAACACTGTTACGTTAAAGTCTATAGGAAAGAGTGTATCAATAAGCTCAAGTATCTTCTTCTGTACGTACATCGGATATTCAGCAGCAAGACGAGTCATCATGATATCCCATTTCTTTTCTGGTATGTCGATCTTTTCCCACTTAGGATTGTATATGTCTAGGATATCTTCTTCTATCTGTTCTAATTTCTCTTTCAGATCCTTTAATTCGTCAGGATAGCGATAGGCTTGAGTCGCAAGACCGCCAAAGAGATTAGAAAGATTCGCTGGTGTGGGTAACAGAACGTCAGGACATTCGAGAGAAGGGAGCGTAATGCTTGGAACAGCCATTAGATGATTCTTGTTTTAACAGTAGATTTGATCTCTATCAGTCCGTCTTTATCGATTTTGATATACGAAGCCTTCTTACCATGAGTAATTCGAACTTCTTCTGCACCGTCTGTGTTATCGATTTCTATTTTATGACCGGCTTTTGAGGTATAGATCTTATTATCTGGTGACGCGGCTGACGGTATGTCTCTTTCGCCGTCTGTTTTTGTCGCAACTGATCCCATTACCATAGGATCTTGAGCACTCGGACCATCACGAAAGAATCCTACGACCCATGAACCTACCTCTAAATGATGATTACCGCCCACTCCTTTCAATGAAGCGGATGTTACGGGCATCATAACTGTTGCCCAGGGAAGATCTGATGTCGCAACTGATGCGTCATACCAACCCAGACACCTTACTCGAACTCTATTTAAGTTCTCTGCATCATTTATATCCTCTACAATACCCGTAAACCAAGTGAATTGGCCACCAATGTATTGATCATCATGCCTTTGTATCATTCTTATCTCCTTTAATACCTTCAAGTTTTCTTATAAAGGAATCTTTTTTCGCTGTGACTGACATAAAATAGCCTTCAGAACCAAAATGATGTACAATACCTGTCACTAAATGATTTCCTGACAGTGTCTCATCCTTTTTTTCTTCGCTTGCTATGATCTCTTGAGTAATATCAGCTGATTTTAAAAGTTTTAAATTAATTACAATACCTACTTCAAAATCAAAATCGCCTGTTAATAAGAGTTCTTGTTTCACGGTATTAAGATTATGATGATAAGCTTCTGCTTTTAACATACTCTGATCAGTTGGTGCATGATAATTTTTAATCGAATCAAAAGATCCGCTATTATATGATACAAAATAATTCTTACCTTTTTTAAATTTATTTATTGCTTGGCCGTCTATTAAAATTTTATCTGTTATTGGAGCATTATCATTTAATTTATTAATTCTTTCGTTATATGAATAATCAACTGTTGAAGAAGACTTATCATATATATCAATTTTATGAAGAGTTGATCCAAATGCTCCAGCAGCTGATGCATTATATTTAGAAAGATTTAAAGTTTGTCCTAAAATCTTCTGAATTTTTTTTCTTTCCTCTTCATAAAGTTCTTCTATCGAATTTTGCGATGTTTCTTTATAATTAGGATTATTATCATACGTATCGTATACTTTTTTTTCTAATATTTTTTTATATGAATCAAAAACTAATCCGCTTTTTGCAGTTTCGTAAAAATAACTGGGAGTTGAGTCCTCATATGCATTACGAAGTAGCCAAGAGATTGCTGCTAATGGACGTATTCTAGGGTAGATACCTTTAATAGGAGTCGTTGAAGGATTACGTATATCAATTTTACTACTTAACGGTCCTGTTACGATAGAATTAATTAAAAAACTTGGAGTATTATTAAATGATTGTGTAAGAACTTTTACATTATTAATGTAAGCATGCTTTGATACACAATGTAGTGTGTAAGCTTTTGATGACGGAGTTGGAGTACTATAGTCTCTTACCTCTGCTATGTATACTTCTAATTTAAATTGTTTATTTACTTTACTTTTTATATCTCTTCTTTCAATAACTAACTCAATCTTTTCGTTACCAGCAATTTTTAAATAATCTATTAAAGGAATACTATCTAAAATAAAAAGATCTACAACAAGAGATGACGTATAGAGACTCTCTTTTACTTTAATATCTTTTATAATACCGCCTATCTTTACAATTAATCCTTGATTCGAATGAAAATCTGCCTTACTTACTTTATAAGCTTTCGGGGTTGCGGCCATTCTATTGACCTCTAAGTTATAATTCTTACTCATTTAGAAGTTCTTCAAAATTATTAACGAACTCATCGATATAAGCTGGATCGACATATCTGATTTGTGAATGTTCATCATTCTCATCAATGACGTGCTGTCTGTTACTTACATATGATAGGTCTAATGCATCAACGCCACCAACAATATGATTCGCATTTGTTACTGGTTTTTTAAGAGCATCGTTTGTAAGATGATAATAGTATGGAGCTTCTGCATATTTGTATACATTATAAGTAGATACTGAATCTCCTGATGTTTGACCTACGACTAATTCAGTCGTTGCTTGGCCTAAAGCGCTTCCAATAAACGCTCCGCCAGTAACATTTTGTACTACGAGTTGAGAAAGATCAGCATTTTTAACTGTAAGTGTACCAGTTGCTGAACTTGTAGCACCTGTAACTGTCTCTCCGAGTGTAAACCGCCCTGATAGACTATTCCTATGATCAGTTATAAGCCCGTCAGTGTCACGAGTTATCACCGGATTTGTTTCAATTACATATCCTTCATACTCTTTTTCAATAAATGTAAAAATATCTTCTTGACTCATAGGCCAGGCTCTCATACCATCATGTAAAAAATCGTTAACTACAAAGAAAGTCCAATAGTATTGTGATGTACCATACAGTCGTTGTGATACAATATCAGGTCTTTCGCCATTTTTTACTTCATAAAATTTATAAGCTGAATAGTTATCTAAAAAAGAAGGTAAAGGCCTTACTGATCTAAAAAGATCTACCATGTTTTGTTTAATACCTGTACGATTAAAGTCATACTCTATTTTTGGAAATTGTTTAAAAAATGCCATGATTAAGTACCTCCATCAAAGTATCCGCCTTTTCTTTCATCGATATCGCTATTGTTTGTATAGAGATCTTGACGTACTAATTGACGTTCTTCTTGGAATGAAAGAGCTAATGTTATTTCAATAGGAGCTCCTGTCCCTTGAAATACAGCATTAGTCGATTCGTTGAATGTTGTTGTTAATGATGTTAAATATGATGGTTTAATTCTAGGCATATAGAGACTTTCCTCACCATTTGTGAAGTACGTTATTTGAAAGAGTGGTGGATATGCAAGAGCAATTGCTCCAGCTCTCTCAGGATATAAGAATTTTCTAAAAGTTCTTTCTATCTTCTTAGCTATTTCTGTTTCTTCTGCGCTTTCAGCTACTAATTTAAAATTAAATTCGAAAGTTCTTAATGATGTACCTTCAAATGCTACTCTGGTATATGGATTAGCTGCAACTCCTGACTTTAAAGCTCCAACAGCTCCTCCTTTTGCAATATCAAGCCCAGTAAAAGATGCTACTGCGTCTTTACCAAGTAATCCTGCAGCCACTGCATCTGATTGTGTAAATTTAGTCTTACCTCCTGAGTCTGCTAAACCTGAAGCAGCTCCTAAAAGACCCATATCTAAATTGGTATAGCTTGCTCCGTCAATAACTGAAACACCTGATGGCTGATATAAAAATATATTAACGTCTTGAGTAGTATTTGCTGGCTGCATTACTTTAAATTGTACGCATGGGTGGCCGTTATCTGCATCAGCTCTTAAACTACTTGGAAAAATATACGTCTCTTGCGTTCTTTTCTCTTCCTTACCACTTTCTTCTGTTGTTGTTTGGTTTTCAGCCATACTTCTTACCTGTATAAATAAATTAAACTATAGAGTTATTTATATGAGTTACAGTGGTAAATACAAAATAAAGCATCCAGAAAAATACGCCGGCAATCCAGCGAAGGTAGTATATCGATCTTTATGGGAAAGACAAGCGTTTAAATGGTGTGAAAGCAATCCTAAAGTAAAGATGTGGAACTCAGAAGAGGTAGTTGTACCCTATAAATGTAAGACAGATAATAGACTTCATAGGTATTTTGTCGATCTTTTCATACAAATGGAAGATAAAAAAACTTATCTTGTTGAAATTAAACCTAAAGGACAAACACAGCCACCTAAGAAACGTAGTCGTAAGACTAAAAAATATATTAATGAAGTGACTACATACGCAAAAAATATATCTAAGTGGGAAGCAGCTCAAGAGTTTGCTGAACATAAGGGATGGAAGTTTCAAGTATGGACAGAAGAAACTCTTAAAAATTTAGGCATAAAGATACTCTAATTCTTTATAAATAACAGTATGGCAAGTTTATTTGATACACTACAAGCAGGAGCTCAGAGAGCTGGAGTAACTGCACGTACAAAAGAATCTCAAAAATGGTTTCAAAAGAACGTAAAGAATCTTCAAGTATCTCGTGCAAGCTTACTTAAAGACGACGCTTTAGAGAGAACAAGTAGAAATATACGTGGGAATATGTACATGTACTTCTACGATCCAAAACATAAAGCAACTCTTCCTTATTACGATAGATTTCCCTTAACGATCATGATCGATCCAGCTCCTAACGGATTCTACGGTTTAAACTTACACTACTTAAATTATAACGTAAGAGCAGCGTTTCTTGATGAGCTTATGGCATTAGGACCAGCAAAAGCAAAAGAAAATAGTCGAATTACAAAATTAAGATATAGTGTAATAAGTGGAGTTAAAAAATATAAAGAATTTAAACCATGCTTTAAGCATTATTTAGGTAAGCATGTAGTATCTCAATTCGCAAGAGTACCAATGACTGATTGGGAGATCGCTATATTTTTACCAATAGAACAATTTAAAAAGAAAAGTAAGACTGCAATTTGGCAGGAAAGTCTTAAAATCGCGAGAAACTAATGGCAACAATAGAAGATTTAAAAGCAACTATAGCAAAAAAAGGTGGATTGGCTCGCTCTAATAGATTTAACGTTATCTTTACTCCGCCTACTCAATCTTTATTAAATTTAGATCCTCAACAGATTATAAGTTCAGCTATATCTGGTAATTTTAGCGCAAGAAACTTAATAAATGATCCAAGAGATATATCAATGTTATGCACATCAGTTGTCATACCAGGCAAACAGATAGCTACTATAGATTACCAGGCACAAAAACAAACAATAAAGATACCGTATGGCGAATTACACGATGATGTAACATGTACGTTTCTTTTAACTAATGATTATTATATGAAAACTGTATTAGATTCTTGGATAGGATCTGTAGTCGATATGGACACATACAAAGTAGCATATAAAAAAGACATTACGACTGATGTAATAATACAGCAGTTGGATGAGCAAAATACGCCAATATATGGTGTAAAACTTGAGGGAGCATTTCCTACCACTGTTTCTGATATTGAATTATCTAACGAGAATGAAAATACAGTTCAAACAGTAAATGTGAGCTTTAGTTATGATAAGGCTACTCCGGAAGGTCCGGTAAGTAGTACAGGTAGCGCATTAAGAAGTGCGTTATCTATTTTTGGATAATATAATAGGAGAAATATTATGGCTTTACCACAGCTAAACAGTGCTAGGTATGAGACAACGATTCCTTCCTTAGGTAAGACTATATCATATAGACCTTACCTTGTAAAAGAGGAAAAGATTCTTATGTTGGCATTGGAATCTCAAGATCAAAAGATGATCATGAGAGCAATTAAAGATGTTATTGAACTATGTACGTTTGATGACATTAATGTAAACAAATTAGCAGTATTTGATATTGAATGTTTGTTTTTAGCACTAAGATCTAAATCCGTTGGTGAAAATATGGATTTAAAAATTAAGTGCAGTGAGTGTGAAGGATTAGTTGATGTTTTAATTAACGTTGATGAGATAGTTCCACCACAAGTAAACACTGATAATGTAGTCATGTTGACTGAAACAGTTGGTGTTACACTAAGGTACCCTTCGTTTGAAATGGTTTCAAACATGGGAGATGATATAGACACAGTTGATGGAGCATTTAAAATGATCGCAGACTGTATCGATACTATCTTTGACGATGATGCAGTACATGATGCATCTAACGTAACTGAAAAAGAAATGAATGACTTTTTGGAGAATTTAAATAGTGATCAGTTTAAAAAGATGTCTACATATTTTGAAGATATGCCGGCATTAAAACATGATTTACACTATGATTGTCCAACATGTAATAAGGCAAATCATATGGAGTTAAAAGGCTTACAAAGTTTTTTTACATAGGCCTCTCGCATGAGAGTTTAGTCAATCACTATAAGACTAATTTTGCAATGATGCAACACCATAATTATAGTTTGACTGAACTTGATAATATGATACCGTGGGAGAGGGAGATTTATATATCACTCTTACAAGAGTATATTAAAGAAGAGAATGAAAGAATTAAAAATGAAAATAGGAGATAATAATGGCTGAAAATACAGATAACAGCAGAAACGAAGTCGAGATTGACTTAGATAAGTATATGGCAATGATCGAAAAGCTCGATGAGCAAGAAGATCAAATTAAAGAAATGAAAGATGAAGCGATTCGTGCTAAGAATCAGCTCTCACCACCTAAACATAAGTTTATGGACTTATTTCTAGATGATAACATTCTCAATGAGAAAGCAATCATTGGATTTATATCCTTTGGACTTATGGTAGTCTTTGGAATGTGTGATTTAGTCACAGCATTTATGGGACAAGATTTACTTATATCAGACACAATTTATACATCATTTGTTGTAGTAACACTTGGCGCATTCGGCATCAGCGAAGCTGGTAAAGCATTCGGTAAATAAGGAATAAAAAATGGCAGAGGAAAAGAAAACAAAGAAACCATTGGCTGAAAAGTCTGGTTTCGAAATTCTAACAGATACACTTAAAGAGCAAGCTGAAGTCAGTAAAGCAACAAAGGACTCTGCCCAATTACAAGCTCAAATGGCTATGGTCATGGCCGATAAAAGTCATAACCTACAAGGCGATTCATTAAAAGCAATGCAAGACTTGGCTGATCAGCTAGCTGGCAATAAATTTGATGATATTGAAGCTCAAAAAGAAGCTAATAAAAGAGCTGAAGAGACTTTAAAGCTACTTGGAGAGATATCTGAAAACACAGAGAAATCTGGCGATAAGCTTGAAGGTCCTGGTGAAGTTGCAGCTGGAATTGTAGGTGGTATAGTAATAGCTATAGGAGCTGTTTTACAAGGTTTTATACTTGGTATTGCAGATGCTATAACGCTCTTTGTAAAAGGATTAGGTCTTGCTTTAAAGAAGCTTGTTCCTAAATTTGTTAAAACTGCATTTACAAATAGTATAACTAAACCTCTCGCTGAATTCTTTAAACGGTTTAAAGCATCATTTACAATGGGCACAAAAGGTCTTAAAACATTTAAGGCTGGTATTCTAATGTCTACAGCCAATTTCTTTGGTAGAGTTACTAAAGCATTTACTCTTAAAAAGAATATCTTTATGAATGCTACTAAAGGAATAAGAGGTAGCATTACTGCTATGTCTTCGAAAGTCGGTGGATTTTTTAAAACTATTGGAAGTGTATTTGGTAAAGGTGTTGCTTTTATAACAGGAGCTTTTGCAGACGCTGGTAAAGCTTTTAGCGATATAGGTAAACAATTTGGACTTGTTAGCGATACAGCAAAGAGTACTGCAAAAGGCGCTAAAAGCGCAGGTGGAGTACTTAAAAGTTTAGGTAGTTTCTTTAAGACTGTATTTACAGCATTCCAAGGAGTTGGTCGAGTACTTGGTAGATTATTCTTGCCTCTTACTATACTTCTTACTGCTGTTGATGCAATCAAAGGATCGATAGACGGGTTTACTAAGCAAGAAGGTGGGTTTTTCACTAAGCTATTTGCTGGAGTCATCGGTGGTCTTAAAGGAGCAGTTGTAGGACTTATTGGTATACCACTTGACTTATTAAAATCAGCTGTTGGTTTTATAGCAGGTAAACTAGGATTTGATGGATTTAAAGAAACGCTTGCATCATTTAGCATTGCAGGACTTATTGGTAGTATGTTTGATAAAATTAAAAATACAGTTCTAGGTTTCTTTAATGCTATGCTTGACGAAACAGGATCGTTTGACTTTGGTAGAATGATTAAAGTCTTAGTTGGTACAATATTCAATACATTAACAGCTCCAATCCGATTATTATTAGAAGGCTTGGCAAAATTAGCAGAAAAAATACCATTTAAAGGCGATGATATTGCTGCAGGTATTAGGTCATTTAAAGGTAAACTTACAATGGATACTGGTGTAGATGAAGCAATTCAGAATGTAGAAAATAAAAATGCAGCATCTCAAAAAGGAGAAAACCTTAACAAACAATCAACTGAATTAAAAGCTGAAGAAAGAGCTGCTGGTCCAACACCAGCTGAAATAGTAAACGCAGTTGCAACAACAAACAATTCAACTAAAATGGGCGATAATTATGTTATCACTACGCCGCCAGCTGTTGATTCTATATCCACTGGTCTAACTAACAGATAAAAAAAGGGACTCACCTTTAAGAGTCCCTGAAAAAACTGTGGTGAAGTTTTTTAATTCAAATTAAGATTCCTTAGCGAGTTTCGCAAAATAACTTAACGTATCATCCTCGGATGAATTGTCGGCTGGAACTTCTTCAAAAGGATTATCGTCTGCTGTTAACGTTGGAGCCGGAGCTGTTGGCGTTGCAGCATAAGGATCAGCTGCTGGTGCATGACCTGCATTGATACCTAATACCTTGTTGAGTTTCATCGATAGCTCATCATAAGTCTTATAGTTGTTTGGCTCTAAGAACTCTTGTAAAGAATAGATTCTATCATAGACTTCAGTAAGTCTTGCTTCATCTCCACCGTGTAAGGCAGAAGCTGAAGAGAATTCTGATTTGTCATAGTTGACCCACCCTTCTACTTTTCTGATTTTGATCTTGAAGTCAGCGCCTTCCCAGAAATCGTAAGGATTTACTGGTTCTTCATCAGCGAACTGAGGTTGCATGACGTCCATAATCTTATCAAAGATCTTTTTACCAAATTTATAAAGATATACTTTACCTTCATTTTGAGGATTATCAGGATCAGATACAACTAGCACATTTGATACATAGTGCAGTCTTCTTTTCCTTTCTCTTGCGAGAGCTTTATCTTCATCACGTCCAGAGTTCCAAAGTAAACCATTTGATTCACTGACTGGATCTGGTTGTCCAATGGATGTTAAAGAGTTTTCGATGTACCATAAGCCAGTAGGTCCTTTGAACCCATGATCCCAATACCTTACCCAAGGAAGATCTTCACCTTCTTTAGCTGGTAGGAATCTGACTACGGCGTAACCGTTTCCTGCTTTATCTCGAGACGGTTTCCAAAACCTATCGTCAGCATAGCTGTTAGATTCTGTTTTGGCTGTTGATACCGCTTCCGCTGCTTTTACGAGTTTATCGATTGATGAGCCTCGCATGCTCTTTAAGTTGTCTAATGACATAGTATATTTCTCCGTATATTTACTGAATTATCCACTTTATTCATAATGTATAGTTATATTATACCACATTACGTGGCATTTGTAAAGGTCTTTTTTAATAAATGTAAACACTTATCTCGATCGAACTTTACGAATGGTTTGTATTTCATAATCTTTCTATAGATATCTGGCCATATGATAGTGTCCGTAATCTTTTTATTTTCACGTTCTACAAACCCAAGTATTGAATCCAAGATGACTATTGTTTCCAATAGGATTTCTTCTTGCATCCAAAGCTTGATGATTAATGGATGATTGTTTTCTTCTGCTTCTAACAGCGAATCAAACGATACATCCATATCATTAAGTTTATTTATATCGTTTTGAAACTGATACGATAGAGATTCCATAATCTTTTTATGATCTCTATAATATCGTTCTCCACCTTCGTTAAGCATATCACCGACATACTTAACATCGTTTTTAAAGTTAGCAATATAGAACTCTTTTAATTCGTTCTCATATGTCTTTGCTAGCTTGGCAAAGAAGTATTTATCTTTGCGCTTAAAGAATGATGTTGGCTTTACTGAAGTCTTAAAATGATACTTAACTGCGTCATATCCATCTGTTTCGAAATGGAGTTTAAGCGCATTGTATAATTTATAAGACTCGAAAGGATCGTTCATTACCAATTATGTACCACGTTTGCCATTATAAAAAAGCAAGTTAAAAAGTTAACGCTAACAATAAGAGTACGTAAACATGCTACGTAATTATCATAAGGTTCGGTCTTTTCATCTGAAAATCCACCTAACGAGTATTTCCATATAGTCCATAATTGATTCATACAGGTAGTTTATTAGTTCTCTTAACTTTAATCAAGTTTAAGCTTGCTGCTTCTTCTTGGATCTTTTGTTTAAGCGAATCAGTTAAAAGTTTCTTCATGTTCTTATAGTCCATCTTTCTCTCTTCAACTACGTATGCTGCTGCGTCTATGTATGACATATTGTTATGAGCAACTAAATGCTCGACCGCAGCAGAGAATCTCTTCTTTGTCATGATCTTTTCGTCTATAGGATTATCCGACAAAATCTTCTCCTTCATTCCAAGCACAGCCTGTAAGACCGCCTGCTTGTAAACCTTTTAAAGTTCTTAATACTTCTTGTGCATTTCTGCCTGTGTCTAATGCATTTACTGATACATGTTGAATAACTCTATTTTTATCAAATATAAATGTCGCTCTATAAGCTACACCGTTATCATGATCAACAATACCTAACTCATCTGCAAGTTGTAATCCACAGTCAGCTGCAAGTATATGATCGATTTCTCCAATCATATGGTTGTCTTGTTTCCAAGCCAGTTTGCAATACTCGTTATCTCCACTAATACCTACAACATTTGCATGCTCTGTAAGTATATCCATTCCTGCAATTTCTGTTGGACAGATAAACGTAAAGTCTTTTGGATAGAAGTATACGACTGACCAATCTTTTTTAAGTGGTTGGAATGTCTCATGTATATCCACTTTCACAAATTCATTTTCTTTATTAACTCCCTGCAGTGAAAAGGCTGGGAAATAATCTCCTACTGTTAACATATTTTTCTCCTAAAATACTCTCATTAAAATACAGTCAGCATTAACTCTGCCTGATGGTTTACTTATTTTTGTTGTTAATGTTTCCCATACTTTTTCGATCTGTTTCTCAGTCTTATTAAGTATCATGGGTAATATATCATCAGGTTTTCTGATGGTTGCTTGTTTACTTGAATTATTAAAGTTCTTAATTGATGTGCCAGAGACTTCAAATCCTCCAATACTATCAGTTATGTATTCAATAAGTTTCTTATTCTTTCTATTGTAGACATATAGCTTGCTCTTACCAGGTATCATTACTGGATTAATCGACGTCAACTTGACGACATTATCTTCTGTACAATATTGTAACTTAGTGACCTGTTGATCTGATGCCTTAACTTTTTTAGCTCTTGGGATCTTTGTTGCTTTAAATGAAGATCGTAGCTTTTCTAAATCGGCAAATACGTCTTCAAACTGCTTCATAATTTTTTTCTTATCTCCTTTAGAGATATGTGAATAACCTTCAACACAATCATCGCATGTTTTTTCATACGCTGCTTTAATGTTTTCATATTCAGGTTCGATAAGATCTTTAAACAGATTGATGGCGTTACCTTTCAATCCATGTCCTTTAAATCTGTTATAGCAACTAAAGCCTTGTTTGTAGTCTTCTTCGAACCAACCTTCAACAATGACTCTATCCCAATCGTGATAGATAGTCTCTAAGACTTTTCTTCTTGTTCTTTCAGCTGGACTGATAACTACGACTGCTGCTTTTTCTTTCTCTTCGATCTTTTTAAGCTTTAAGCCTTCAACATACATCTGGTCGATAAAGTCTTTGACTTGATCGAGTTTGTTTCCTTCGTATTCAAATCCACGAGTATGAAGTTTAATGATTTTATTGACTTTACTAAACTTCCAATCTTTAAGTCTCTTAAGTACTGCTACTTTCTTTTTATCGTATCCACAATAGTCTATTGCAAACTGATACGTGGTAGGCATATAATCTTTTGTCTTATAAAAGTAGTTATACCAATGAGCGCCTTTTGTCCATTCAGTTGAACTAAAGTCTGACTCTTGAGTATAGATTGGTTCTGGTCCAAGATACTTTTCATCAAGACTTGGTCCTCTTTTCTTTTTACGTGCTGCCATATTTCTCCTTATATATGTTTATAGTTATATTATATCACATTCCTTATCAAATGTAAACGATTAATTTTAGAGGGCCAAGCTGACGCGGGTGATAAGGAGTTGCGTTGATTCAGCTTAGCCATTGATTTATGAGTTAATTGAGAGTACCCAATTTTCTGCTGCATTTTCTGCATAAGTTTCATTGTGTATTCCCATTGCTGCTATCTCTGTAAGTACTTTGTCTACAAATTTATGTACACAATAGATTCCATCTTGTCTTCGAGTAACTAAAGCGTATCTATTTTCGTTTTGATACGATGATAGTTCTTCGTATTCATGAGTCTTTTCTATAAGAAAATCTATCTTTTCTTCGATATCGCTTAATCTGCTCATTACGTCGTCAAAATTATACATCGTCATTCTCCATAAATAAGTAGTAAATTGTTCCCATAGCTAAAGTAGCCATAATTGTATATATGATAATTTCCATTAGTTTCTCCTCATATTTGAAATGTCTTCAGCTTCTTGTTGGCTGATGACTGGTACTGCATTTGATTTATGCATCGTAGCAATACCTTTTACAAGAGTACCTGTATATACGGGTGACTCTTTTTTGTTAGTGTTTGAAGTAGGATACTCTTTTGTTTGCATATATTCTTCCATAATAGATTTATATTGCTTCTCTTGTTGAGCTCGCATCTGATCAAGTGTAGATACTTCTATTGTCATTGGTTTAAATACAGGTTTACTTTTCTTGACTGAATTTAAAGCGTGATTCTTTCTCTTACGACCACAAGGCGAATACCTTAGTGATCCCATATAAAAATTAGTTGCACCCATTACTTAGGACCGCCATTGTGGCCAATCATTGATTTGTTTTTAAGCGCTTCTCTCCATGCAAGGAAATGAATAGCGACTTCTCTTGTAGTATGAGTTAGAGTACTCACGGACTGTCTTTTTGTTTTTTTCATAATCTAAATATTTTTCCTAATATATTGTCCACTTCTGGATCATTTAAATGTCCCATGACATCTTCAGTAATACCACTGTCATAACAAAGCTCGCCGTGAAGCATGACTGCGACTTCCCATAGACCTTTTTCATATCCATAAGAGCCTTGATGTTGTATAACACTTGCGCCATAGCCATTTGGAAAGCTGTATACTTTTTGTATACCACCATTGTGTTTGTTTTTTTCAATTAAGTATTTGTTCATAATGTATATTATATCATAGTTCGGCGTAGATGTAAAGGTTTATTTTCAATTATTTTCACTTATTGCGAATATAATTGTCTATCAACTCTTGCCCAGAGATTGAATTACCCATAATAATTGTTTCGTTAGTTGATGTAGTTCTTCTTACGCTGTCATCGTTATAATGTATATCAAAGACTGACTTACCGTCTTGCGTATCTTGTGGTCTATCATCGTACCATAAAGAATCCATTGAATGTGCGTGTACGCTTTTTACGCCCTTTGCCCATTCTTCTGCTTCTATTTTTAATCTTTGTTTTTCAACTCTGTTGTTGTATTGACTCATGATGTTTCTCCTCTTTCAGCCATTTTGATTAAGTGTCTAAGCTTCATATCCCAAACTAATTTAAAGTCAGGATCTTTTGCGTTGTTTCTTGCTTGTGTAAGAGCTGCTACTCGCTGTAGTGTTGTAAGTTTTTTCATTAGTTCCACTCCTGGTCAAGCTTTGATGCTGCAAACGCATCCATATAAGATGTACCTTCAAGATATCTTTCAATATTCTTTTCGCTGTGATACATATTCTCTTCTTTGAAACAATCTAAACCACCTGGTGATTGCTTACCAGCTTTTTTAACTTGCTTAGTTAGCTTTGATTGTTCTTTGATAACAGCTTTACGTGCATCAAGATTGATAATAATATCCTGCATCTCTTTTTCTTCTTTGAATCGATTCAGTTCTTTTTTTAGTTGTTCAAATGA